CTAAGAAAGCATAGTATCTTTGTTGGTACACCAATGTATGGTGGTCAAGCAACGGGCCTTTACACAAAAGCTACCAACGATCTAAGCATGTTATGTGCTACTCATGGTATCCCATTAAAATACTATTTCCTTTTCAATGAGAGCCTTGTACAACGTGCTAGGAACTATATTGTAGACGAATTCCTACGTTCAGATTGTTCTCACTTATTATTTATTGATGCAGATATTGCATTCAATCCTCGTGATGCATTAGCATTACTTGGTTTACATTTACAAGACCCAGAAGAATATCCAATTGTAACAGGACCTTATCCTAAGAAAACAATTGCATGGGAAAAAGTAGCTAGAGCTGCGCAAATGGGTAAATCAGATGAGAATCCATTTGAACTAGAAAGATTTACATCAGACTTTGTATTCAACCCAGTTAAAGGTATGCAATCATTTAAATTGAGTGAGCCGGTTGAAGTACAAGAAGCAGGAACTGGATTTATGTTAATCTCAAGAGAAGCATTAGAGAAATACCGTGATGCTTATCCAGAGCTTTCCTATTTACCAGACCATGTACGAACCGAACAGTTTGATGGCACAAGAGAAATTACAGCTTTCTTTGATTGTGTTATTGACCCAGATTCTAAGCGTTACTTATCAGAAGATTATTTCTTCTGTAAGCAAGCCCGTAAAGCGGGTCTGAAAGTTTGGATGTGTCCTTGGATGCAGCTAAACCACACAGGAACATATATCTTTAAAGGTGGTATGGGTTCCATTGCAGAGCTTGGAGTGACAGCAACTGCTGATAACACTTCTAGTAAAAAGAGTTATAAGTAGTGGTTGACAAATTACTAAAAGTATGTTATAATAAACCTTTCATAAATCAGGAGAAATTTATATTATGAAATTTTCTAACGAAACCTTGAGTGTCCTAAAAAGTTTTACTGCAATTAACAAATCAGTTTTGTTAAAGCCCGGTAATACTATTAAGACGATTACTCCAGAAAAAACGCTTATTGCGATTGCAGAAATCCCAGATGAAATACCAAGCGAAGCTTGTGTATATGACTTATCTAGATTTCTTTCAATATTAAGCTTGTATAATGACCCAGACGTTGAGTTTGGAGATAAATACTTTATTATATCTGAAGGTAAGAGACGAACCAAGTATGTCTATGCAGACATCTCTATGATTCATACTCCGCCTGAAAAAGATATAAATATACCATCTGAAGACGTTGTTGTGAGTGTAACAGAAAGTGACCTTTCTTCAGTACTCAAAGCAGCAGGAGTTCTTCAGTTTACCGAGATTGCGTTTGTCGGCGAAAGCGGCAAGTGTTATCTCAAAGCAATCGACAGTGCTAATGACAACGCAGATGACTTTGGTGTTGAAATTGGTGAAACTGACGATGAGTTTAGAGTCATCATTAAAACTGATAACTTGAAACTAATGCCGATGGATTATGAAGTTACCATTTGTTCAAAAGGGATTTCAGAATTCAAAGGGGACAACGTCACTTACTTTGTGGCAATAGATTCAAAGTCAACATATAATAAAGGATAGGTGAAACTATGAATGACGCAGTACAAGGCAACTTCGGTGGCCAGCAACAGCAAGAAGAAGTCGTAATCAATATGAACGACCTCTCAACAGTCCTGCAACTTATTGATGTAGTATCAACAAGAGGCGGGTTCCAAGGTAATGAACTGGCAGGTGTCGGAATGTTAAGGAATAAGCTTGAAGCTTATTTGAGACAAAACATGCCACAGCAAGAAGCTCCTAACGGAGAAGAAAGTGTGGATGTAGCCGAACCAGCAACCGGTGAATTAGCTGACAAGTTGGTTGACTAAGACCAACACTCTTTCTCGAGAACAGGGGATACAGCATTCGCTTATCCCCGCCCTCAATTTATTTTATATTATGATTATTGGTGAACTATGCAACACAAACAAAATGAAGTACTCTGGGTAGAGAAATATCGTCCGCAAACAATTGACGATACAATCTTACCAGAAAAAATGAAAAACACTTTTCGTAAGTTCGTAAATGACGAAAGTGTACCCAATTTATTACTAACCGGCGGACCAGGAGTAGGTAAAACTACGATCGCTAAAGCTATGCTCGATGAGATGGGCTGTGACTATATCGTTAAAAATGGTTCTCTTAATGTGAATATCGACACTCTTCGATATGATATCTCAACTTATGCAAGTGCTGTTTCCCTTGGTGGAGGCAGAAAATATGTAATCTTTGACGAAGCAGATTATCTCAGTGCAGCAAATGTACAACCTGCTCTTCGTAATTTCATTGAAGAATATTCAGCGAACTGTGGATTTATATTTACTTGCAATTTCAAAAACAGAATTATTGCTCCGCTTCGTTCAAGGTTATCTGAAGTAGATTTTACTATTGAAACGACAGAGCGTCCAGCTCTTGCTATGCAATTCTTTAAACGTGTTATCAATATTCTTGAGAATGAGAATGTTGCTTACGATAAAGGTGTTGTAGCAAAAGTTATTGAAAAACATTTCCCAGACTTCCGTCGTGTATTGACTGAACTACAATCTTATGCAGCTTCAGGTAAAATCGACGAAGGTATATTTGTAAATCTAAAACAAGAAAGTATTGATGAGTTATATAACTTACTCAAATCAAAAGACTTTACGAATATGCGTAAATGGGTAGCAAAGAACTCAGACCAAGATATGAATGAGATGTTCAGACGTATCTATGATATGATGCAAGAACGAGTAGAATTTAAAACCCAACCTGGTTTTGTTGTGACTCTCGCTGACTATATGTATAAGAGTAATTTCGTAGCTGACCAAGAGGTTAACATGGTTGCCTTTTTAACTGAAGTTATGATTGAATCCGAGTATGTCTAATGAAAATTGATTTCCAAAAATCATACCAATGCTTTAATTGCGACGTGAGTGTAGAAGGAGGTGAAGAATACACTCTAAAGTACCAAGCATCGGATGGTGAAGCGGAACTCAAAATGTGCGCAACTTGTGCAAAAGACATGAACGAAATTCTTATGAACATAGAGGAAATACAAAATGGCAAAGGGTGATTTAAGTCCGTTTGATTTTATGAATGCCGCTTCTTTTAGTAAAGCGGACATCATAAGAGATAGCGACATACCAGATGTAACGGAAAAACAATACAATGCTTATATTGTTAACCGTGGGTTTACGAACTTCGAAGATACGATACTTCATGCTAATGAAATGAACCAGAGGCATGAGTTATTTCCAGCAGCACAGTTTGATTACTACCGTGCTGTATTACGAAAGCGTAAAAGATTCTCTAAGTGGCCGAAGGCTGATAAAGATGTGAATCTCGATGCGATACAAGAAGTATATCAATGTAACCGAACAGTGGCAAAGCAATATCTCAAAGTTCTGAATGAAGAACAGCTTCAAAGTGTTCACGACCGACTTGTGACAGGAGGGTAAGGCTTGAAAAAGATAAATAAATCTTATAGTGGTTATATACCATCAGTCACAATAATTAAAAAGGTGAATATGTATCATGGAACAAGAAGATATTTTTAGAGGTGTTGGCGTTGAAGTAACGCTTCCTACACCTGATAGTTTCTTAAAAATTAAAGAAACACTTACAAGGATTGGTATTTCTAGTCGTAAAGACAAGAAGCTATTTCAGTCCTGCCACATTTTACACAAGAAAGGTAGATACTCAATTCTGCATTTTAAAGAATTGTTTATCCTTGACGGTAAGCATAATACTTTTACAGAAGAAGACCACGCTCGTAGGAACACAATTGTTAACCTATTAGAAGAGTGGGAATTAGTAAAGATTGTAGATGCTGAAAAGACAAAAGACCCAGTAGCATCATTAAATCAAATCAAAATTATATCGTTTAAAGAAAAAGACGATTGGGAACTAACTGTAAAATACAATATTGGTAACGCAAAAGCTAGTTAACAATATAACAAATTAGTAACTTATATAATATGAATGTGTTTAAAACTAAAGAATGTGCAATCCTTCCAACTTACGCTACTCGAGGCAGTGCATGCTTCGACATATCCGCAGCCTTTGTGACTGGTGAAAAGATACAAGCGTATAATACAGTAAATCGAAAAGTTGATATATTAACTAAAGAAATTGATGGTGAACCTGCATTTTTATTACACCCTGGCCAAAGAGCAATGGTTCCAACAGGTTTAATATTTGATATACCTGAACACCATGTAATGAAAATGTTTATTCGTTCAAGTGCAGCTGCCAAAAAAGGTTTAGCGCTCAGTAACGGAGTAGGTATTATAGATTGTGATTATGTCGAAGAAACGCATATTCTTCTACATAACATTTCCGATAGTTTATGCCGTATACATAACGGTGAAAGATTAGCTCAATGTATGATTGAGCCTATTCATCAACATATACCAGAATTTATTAGTGAACGTCCCGGCCAGAAAACTGACCGAGATGGTGGAATAGGAAGTACTGGAGATTAAAGAGCAGCTAGAGTTGTAACTCTACATTGGTGCGTATCTTTTTGTTTAGAACCAATAATAAATGTTAGTTCTGAACCTTCCTTAATTGTTCTTGAGTCAGTTTTAAAATTGACTTTAGAGTCGGTGGTAATTGGAAGTTTGCAATCTAAATTTGCATTCCAAAATTTACCAGCTGTTTTGTCTAATATGACCATTGCATCTTTAGTCATTATAGTTGTATGGTCTATGTGACGAATATTAACTTCATCTGCAAAAGCTAATGAAGGAACAATAAGAAGTGTAGCTAAGAATTTATTGGCTACTTTTAAGAAATCGCCAGACTTCATTAGTTTGTCGAATTTTTTGAATATATCGTATAGCATTGTATTTCTCCTTATAAATATTTTGTATATACTTTATTTATATCAAATGTTACATACGTGTGACAAAAAGGTGACAAAAATGAAAAAAGATGATACGTTAATAATTAAGATTAACAAAGAACAAAAGAAACAATTCATACAGCTATGTAAAGATGATGACACATCTGCATCGCGTGAAGTACGAAATTTTATTAAAAATTTTATTAGTAAAAGCGCTGAAGCTGTATAAATAATTTTGTGAATACGAATTATCGGTTCACATAGGCGGTGTGCTAATAGCCACCATAGTATAATAATAATCTTGCTTAAAAGGAGATAAAAATGACTGGATTAAATATACACAACCTTTCCCCATTCACTGTGGGGTTCGATAGAATCTTCGATAGATTGGTCGAAATTGAAAACCACCCAACTCAAGGCGGAGGTTTTCCACCTTATAACATCAGAGTAAATAAAGCCGAGGACAAATTCTCTATTGAATTAGCTCTTGCGGGACTTGATGAATCTGATGTAGATATCGAAGTCAAAGAAAATCAGTTGACAATCAAATCAACGTATGATACAAAAGAAGAAACAACTGAAGTCTTTGTACACAAAGGAATTTCCAAAAGGAAATTTACACGAAGCTTTACTCTTGCAGATGACATTGAAGTCGTCGGAGCTAGCTTCAAAAATGGTTTATTAACTATTGGATTGGAACGAATTATTCCAGACCATAAAAAACCACAGAAAATTAAAATCAATAATAAAAAGGAATTCTTAGTAGAATAACTTTAATTGACGAGAGGGCGCAATGCCCTCTCACTAACCTATAGGAAAATATATTATGGAAAAAAGAGTACCTAATGTAACTTTTAAAACACGCTCTCGAAACGTAGATACTGGTGATTTTGAATGGCAAGAACTCACTACCGATGATTACTTCGGTGGTAAAAGAGTAATTGTATTCTCATTACCAGGTGCATTTACTCCAACCTGTTCAAACTTCCAAGTACCCGGCTATGAAGCTAGGTTTGAGGATTTTCAAGCAGAAGGGATTGATGATGTTTACTGTGTATCATGTAATGACGCTTTTGTTATGAATGCTTGGTTGCAAGACCAACGCGTACAAAATGTGAGATTTATCCCAGATGGTTCATGTGAATTTACCGCTGGAATGGATAT